CATGGTCAATCTCTTCTGAGACTGATTCAAAATTCTTTTTTGCCTCTTGTACTACCTTGAGTTCTTCCTCATTGACAGCAGTAAATCCAAAATCAAATTCAAATTCTTTCATGTCTATATTCCTATGCAAAAAAATCTAACAATGTGCTTCTCTTTTCTACATCCCACCCTATACAGTTCAGTATGATCTTCATTGGTTCAACAAATGCTTTCTCAAACTGAGTGTCATAGTCAATGTATTGATCAAGTCCAAACTCTTTGGGCAGTACACCAAGACAACTGATGATGTTTTGTCCTGTTGGGTTTGGCAGTTTCATGTAACAGAATTTTATCTTCTCTCCGTCTTTAATCAACTCATACTTCTTTTCAAGTTTGTGCTTTCGTATGAGGTAATTGTATGTAAGAGAACCACGCACATGGATTGGCGTACTTTGTTGGATGATTAGTTCTTTTGATGGTGTGTAGTATTTAGTCAGTTCTGATACTGATCGTGGGAATGCAATCTCATCAAAAGGTAGTTTGGTAAACTCTTCACGGAAGTCTCTTATGAAACTCTGAACAGTCTCCTCATCAGAGTTCATAATCAATCTGAAGGTTTCTTTCATCTTCTCACGACAAGAGTATGGAGTGGATGATTTGATTGCCTCAATACCCATGATCTTCAGATCAGGTTCGCTATAACGCACACCTTCGTTATCATATACATTGAGAATGTATCGCTTCTTTGCAGTCCATATGCCTTTGTCTGCGATAGATTCTCGCTTCATAGACATCTTTTGCGAGTAAGCACTAACTTTGTCTGCCAATTCTTGATAACTCTTGTCAATGAATGGTTTGATCTTGCTCTTTGACACTTTGTCCAGAAACTCAATCACCTTCTCTGTAGGTGCATCATTGTCATAGAATTGCTCCACCAGTTTATCAAACCGAATGTACAGTGAGTCAGTATCAGAGGCAATGACATAGTCCTCTCCCTCTGTCTTCAGAAGTTTGTTCAGATACTCATTGATTCTGTTTTCAATCCAGCGAATGGACAACTGACCAGATAGTGTGATGGACTCTGCGATGCGCACATCAAAGAATCGGAAGTATTGATTGCCAAGTGCACCATACGCTGAATTCAACTGCACTTTCTTTGCAAGTTGAAGGTTCTTGTACCTTGAGATTTCTTTCTCTAGTTCGTGCTTTCGTTTCAGTAACTGCTCTTTGGTCATAGGTTTTTCTTTGTCATGTCTAATACTTCTGATTTGTCTATGTTAATACTTTTTGAGAATCTTTTCAAGGGATTTTTGCGCACTCTTTTAACCTGTCTTGGTTCTTTAGGTGGTGTGCCTTTTTGCACAGACTTCATTTGCATATTTGCTGCAATGACCAGGAGGATTGCAAGAGGATCAAATACAAACATCAGAGATAGGATTATGATACGCACTGCAGAGTCTACTGTATCCAGTTGATCATCACCGTAGATCAATTGCGCAATATACCTTATTGGTCCAATCTCAGTTCCAAGTGCATTCCTCTCAGACTTTAATTCTCCAATTTGAGTGGTGAGTGTATATATCTTATTCTGCACCTCATCAATCTGTCGTTCAATCCTTCTGTTTGGATCTGCTCGTTGTGTTTGTTGTTTCAGCAGATTATCAAGTCTTTGTCTTTCAACAGAGAGTAGTTCCTCTTGCGTCTTTAACTTTGTCTCATTGCTGTAGATTGATGCTGAGTCTGAGATATATGATTTAGAAAGATATCCAAAGATACCAAGTGAGGTGATAATTGAAAGTATCACAACACTTGATACAAAGTAGATTCTCATCGCAAGATTAATTCTTCTCCAACTACGATAAACAAATGATGCACTCACCAGTTTACCAAGTTCAAGCACTGCACCCATAATTGCAATCTGTAGTGGTGCACCAGAAAAGATAAGTGTCAGTCCTACAATTGAAAAATATGCAGCAACCGTAGAGATTGCAAGTGCAGAGAAGAGAAGAATGATTGCGAAAATCATGTCAGCATAATCTTACTTACAGAAGTCTGATATGCCTTTGCAATCTCATGTTGAGTGTCTGTAATGAACACTACATTCCGAAAGGTTACACTCTCAGGTTCTTGCTTACCTGTCATACAAACACCTGGAGCAAACCCCATACCTTGCTGATTCTGAACCAGCATCCTTGGTGCACTGAGTTTAACACCCTCAGAGTTTTCACCTTCATACTTACCAACAAACTCTCCAACGGGAGTCACCAGTGTAACAACATCACCATTTGTAATCATGCCATCTCCTTTAGTTTACGATTCACTTCTTCCAATTCTGCTTTTGCTTCAAGCATCTTCTTCTTATACTTCACTCGATCATTATACATCTTTTCCATCATCTCGGCAAGAAATCCTTGGCGATCTTTTGCAAAGTAATATCCACCTGGAGTGAGACAAAGATCATCACGTGTCTCAAACTTACCCTCTAGGATCTTATCAACAGTGACATCTTGGTACTCTCCCTCAACAAAAGTCTCAGGTGAAATATTATATTGCATGATGAGGTGTGGATACAGAGAGTCTAAGTCAAAACTCATAATCCATTTGTACATTCCAGGGACTGGTTCCTTGACATATGCGCCAGCAAACTGTGAACTCTTTTGATTGTTTGTCTTTGGTGGAACGACAATGTTTTTGTCATAGAGATAATTATGTATAAGCACATCCCACATCCGCACTTGAGTGAACACATCTACAAAGTTTACCTTTGCATCATACGCAATGACAAGTGCCTGATCAATCAGTTTCATTTTGTCTTCAAGTTTGTGTACAAGTTCAACATCTCGAATATTATAGTCTATGAACTTTTTGTAATCTGTCTTGTACAACTGATGCAGCGTTTCAACCTCAGAGTAATCCAACTTCCTCTCACCCAACTCAACAAACGCAATGTGATCAAGTCTGTATGATTCCTGCTGAGTGTAGGTGAACTTTTTGTACAGATCAATGTAATCAAGTGTAGAGATGCCAATCAGTTCATACTCTGTCTGCTCTCGATTGTTCAGCGTAAACTTCCGCTCACCAATGAAACCAGTAGGAGAGAGTCTCTTAACCTCTTTATCACCAAGAACCTTTTTGATTCTATTATGCAGATATGATATATCAAACAGATTCACATTCCAACCAGTCACAATGTCTGGATCACTTGCTTGCCAGAAATCAAGGAATCTCTCCAGCAAAGACCTCTCATCTTTACTCTTGCTGTATGTAACATCATCACGATAGTGTGAATAGTCTCCGCAACCAAAGACATTGTATGTACCATTTACATAGACTGTAATGGCAATGACTGGTTGGTTTGCTAGTTCTGGTTCTGGGAATCCATCTTCAGACGCAACCTCAATATCAAGGTATGCAATCTTGACAATCTCTGGATTGAATTGGTCAGTATAGTTCTCATTCAGACAAGTATATCCAAAGAGTGTAGATCCATAGATCTTGAACCCTTCTACATCATCATACTTGTTGATGAACTCTTTAGCATCAGAGATAGATCCAAACTCAATTGAATCTACACTCTCACCAAAGACTGTGCTGTATTTTGTTTTCTTACGAGAGGGAACATAGAGGGTAGGACGATAAGGGATTCTTTCTACAAATCTCTTATGATTGTCATACCCTCTAACATGTACAGAATCACCACGGACAAAAAAGTTTGTGTAAAATTTCATTCGTTCGCTTTTTCATGATAAAAGAATATTGTAAAACTGTACTACAAAAATGTCAAGCAATGATTCCTGCTTTGTATACTGTCTTGCCATTCTCTTTCATTGCTGTCATCACTTGCTTCTTCAGATTGTTAGGATCATAAGAAACATGAACCCAACCAGAGTCAGGAATACCAGGAGTATAGAATTCAAGAATGAGTTGAGTAAATTCCAGATTGTCTTTAATCCACTCCGCAAGATCCGCATTGGCAACCCCAGGAATTTCAATGTCTGCTGCTTGACCCTTGCAATGATCAGATGTCTTTGAACCACCAACTGCTGCATTGACATTAGGATGTCTGAACCCTGAATTAACCTTAACACCTTTTCCGTAAGCATCTCTAATAGGTTGTAGAACATTTTCTGCTAGCACTTTCAAATTGGCAATCTCTGTATCGCCAGGTGTGTTATCTAAATTATTACGAAGAGCAGTCTCGCTTTTTACCATCTCACTGAGTGAGAAATTTTTTGTTAGTTGCATTTGTCTCTCCAAAAATTAACAGGGGGAATTGCTTCCCCCCATATTTATGAATCAACTTACTTTCTGCTCTTAATATAACGCTCCGCTCTCATCATTTGAGCATCTTGAATTGATCCAATGATTACTGCAAAAAAGTTTCCAATCTTACTCAACAAAGTCTTCATCTTTGTGCTCCAGTACTTTGTTTTTCGCTGTATACTTTGATACAGTGGTAGGTTCTTCGGAAACTTCAATCTTGCGTGGTTTCTTATGATCTGGAATAATTCTCTCCAGACCAATCTGCAGAAGTCCATTCACAAGTGCAGCATTCTTGATCTCAATCTGATCATTGAGTGCAAATGTTCTTGTGAAGTTTCTTGCAGCAATACCTTGCCAGAGATAATCAAATTTGTTATCTTCTGGTTTTGAATTGCCACGGACTGTCAGTTTATCATCAGCAAACTCAATCTCAATCTCTGACTTGCTAAAACCAGCAACAGCAATTTCAATGACATACTTGTTGTCATCTACTTTCTTAATGTTGTATGGTGGGTAACTTGGAATGTTCTTGGTTAGATCATCATGCAGTTTAGACAGTTTGTTGAACTGATCATCAAAACCAACATAGAACTTATCAAAGTCCTTGAACATATCACGACCAAATACATCTTTAATGTAAGTCATAGTTTTCTCCTTTTCAGCGAGTTAAAAAAATTGCTGCCCATTCGGCACAGCACTACATTTACTTAGAGATCGTTTTGTTTACGATTCTCCGAGTAAAATACATCAAATTTTCCACCTGGATAACGAGAGGCAAGTTTTTCAACATTCTCTGCAATGACAGAATTAGGATCTAGATCTAATGCACGACAGGCATTAATCCAGTACCACATAATGTCACCCAAC